GCGTTCGCGCGTCTAATCACGCAATTGAATGGCAGATTCAACAGTACGGCAACATCAGTAATGCGGTTGCATATACTTACCAGCAAGACGGTCATAGCTTTTACGTTTTGACATTTCCAAGCGCAAACAAGACGTGGGTATACGATGTATCTACCCAGTCGTGGCACGAACGGGCAGGGTGGGATAACGGCAACTTTATACGCCACCGTTCTAACTGCCAAATGGCGTTTAACAACGAGATCATCGTAGGCGACTTTGAGAACGGCAACATTTATGCTTTTGACCTTGATGTCTATGCAGACAACGGGCAAATTCAAAAATGGTTACGTTCATGGCGCGCTATTCCTAGCGGTCAAAACAACCTAAAACGTACTGCCCAGCACACCATGCAGTTTGATTGCGAAACGGGCGTAGGATTAGATGGTATTGATCCAGAAGACAATGTTGAATGGTTTTTTAGTACCACTAGTGGCAATCAAGTTATTACCAATACAGGCGACTTTTTGTTGTTTTCGCCGCCTACTGTACAAGGTGTTAACCCGCAGGCTATGTTGCGTTGGTCAGATGATGGCGGTCATACGTGGTCAAATGAACATTGGACGAGCTTAGGCCGTATTGGTCAGTACGGGCGCCGTGCTTTTTGGCGTCGGCTTGGCATGACGCAAAAGCTGCGTGATCGCGTGTATGAAGTGTCAGGCACCGATCCAGTCAAGATTGTCATTCTTGGCGCTGAACTGCAAATAAGCCCAACCCGCGCCTAAGTTATGACGTCATATTCCATCACCCAAATACCAGCGCCGCGTACGCCAGTAATTGACGAAACTACGGGGTTAATATCCCGTGAGTGGTTTCGGTGGTTTAACAACCTTAATAACATTACCGGCGCAGGGTTAGGCGTTATTGCCGTTAATAACGGCGGTACAGGTGAAGTTAGCTATACCAACGGGCAACTGTTGATTGGTAATAGCGTGGGTAACACCCTGTCTAAAAATACCTTAACACCAGGCGCAGGCATTGGTGTCACCAATGGCCCTGGCTCAATAGCCATAGCCAATACGGGCGTAACATCTGTTACGGCTGGTGCAGGTATTAATGTGTCGTCCGCTACAGGCAACGTAACCATAACAAATACAGCGCCTGTTGGGGTAGCATCCTTTAGCGCAGGCGCAACAGGCTTAACGCCTAGCAGCCCTACTACAGGCGCCGTTGTCCTTGCAGGCACTTTAGCCGTGGCTAACGGTGGTACAGGGGCAACTACCGACTCAGGGGCTAGAACCAACTTAGGTTTGGGTGGGGGTTTATCGGTAACGATTACAACCGCTAAACTAACACCCGCAGGCGCAAACGGCAGTATGACTTTTGTTAATGGCATTTTAACTGCTCAAACGGCGGCAACGTAATGCAAATAACAGTTACTTACAGTAAAGGTTTTGAACCAAAACCGCATAATTTAGTGGCAGCGTTTGGCAATATGGGGTTGTCAACCATAGAAGTAACCAAAGAAAAAATTGTTGCATTACAAGATGTATTGTTAGAAATGCCACAAGCTGATATTGTTACAACACATACTTTTAAACCAAATGTGTACGAACGCAAGATTACCGTACCTAAATGGGCTGTATTGACAGGAGCCGCGCATAAAACACCCTACAAAGTTCGGCTTGAAAAGGGTACAATCGCAGTAAATGTAGGTGCTGAAGTCAAAGTATTGACTGGGCCGTATGAATTTGATGCCTGCGCGGGAGAACAACGCGTAGGCCGCGTGTTTGATGAAGAAGTAGTTTGGGTAGATATTTACAACAATCCTGATGATTGCACGGACATTTCTGTGTTAGAGGATCGGTTGTATATTGTGCCTGAATGTGGTTTGTTAGACAATAGACAGAAACTTATTGCTGCTAAACAAGAGCAGCTTATGTTACAAGGAGAAGCATAATGGCCGGAGTCGTCGCAGCAGCCGTCGTAGGCAGCGCCGCTATAGGATACTTAGCGTCAAGTAAAGCATCTAAGGCGCAACAATCTGCTGCACAACAAGCAACGGACGTGCAAGGCGCAATGTTTGAACGCCAAGTTGAATTGCAAGAACCGTTTAGAGAAGCAGGACTTAAAGGTCAAAATCGGTTATTGGAGTATCTAGGGCTAGACGGTGATAAAACTGCGGCTGGTTACGGCAAGTACGCCACCGCCGAATTTACACCTGAAAAATTCCAAACTGATCCTGGCTATGCTTTCCGTATGTCCGAGGGCATGAAGGCATTAGAGCGCTCGGCTGCGGCTAGAGGTGGCTTGTTGTCAGGCGCAACCTTAAAAGGTACGCAACGCTACGGTCAAGACTTAGCATCGCAAGAATATCAAAACGCATTTAACCGTTACCAAGCTGAACGTACAGGCACGTTAAACCCATACCAAGCCCTTGCGGGTGTAGCGCAATCAAGCGCCAATACGTTAGGACAACAAGCGGGAGCGTATGGTAACGCAATGGCGTCTAACATTATTGGTTCAGGTAACGCACAAGCCTCTGGCTATATAGGCGGCGCTAACGCAATCGCTGGCGGCGTAGGTCAAGGCGTTAACTTCTATCAAAATCAACAGCTTTTAAATAGATTACCTACGTATGGTACATCAACGTTAGGTGGAGGCTTCTAACATGGCACAAATTGATCCGTCTATTGCATTGCAATTTAAACAACCGCAATTTCAAGACCCTATTAATCAGTTTGCTAAGGCACAAGAACTTAGCGTCAACGCTTTAAAAATGAATGAAATGCAACGTGGTCTTGAATCGCAAAACAAATTGCGTGAGTTATATTCGCAAGGCGTTGATATTAGTACGCCTGAAGGTTTCAAACAAGTTGCAGCTATTGACCCCGCAACAGCTATGAAGTTAAGAACAGATGAGTTAAAAGCGCAAGAAACTCGCGGAAACATTAAAAAAACAGGTTTAGAAATTACCGCAAAAGACATGGATATTGCGCGTGAAGGATATAAAAATTTAGACTTTAACCCTTCAGATAATAATTTTAAGTCTTTTTTAGAAGATGCAGTGTTAAGTGGAAGAATGACGCCAACACAAGCGCAACAGCAATTTGCGGAAATAGCGCCATTAAACGTAGCGCAACGTAAAGAATTTATTAAAAATCGTGCGTTAAAAGCAGAACAACTTTTTAGTGATATGACGTCGCGTCGTGGTCAAGATATTACTGCGGCTACAGCTATTCGTGGTCAAAACCTTGTAGACGCTAGAACGCGTGAAGCTCAAGCAATGCAGTACAACCCAGACCTACAAGCCAAGATTGCTGAAGCTAAGGCTTCAGGTGATTTTATAGGCAAGAACAGGGCTGCCGCAGCCGCAGCGTTGCCTGGCGCCCTTGAAGCTGCTAAAGAAGGTATCCGTCTTATTGATGAAATGGTTGGTAAAGCGCCTGTTGTAAAAGACGGCAAAGTTATTGAAAAAGGCACCGCTCCACACCCTGGCTTTAAAAACTACGTTGGTGCAGCGCTTGTACCAGGTATGCGTTTTGTTGAAGGTTCTGACACTGCATCGTTTGAAGTACGCCAAAAACAAATTGAAGGTAAAGCATTTTTGGAAGCGTTCCAAACTCTTAAAGGTGGTGGTGCCATTACAGAAAAAGAAGGCGAAAAAGGTACGGCTGCAATTATGCGTATGAACAAAGCGTCTAACGAAAAAGAATACACCGCAGCAGCACGTGAATTGCAAAGTGTTTTACGTGCGGGTATGGATCGCGCTCAAGCTAAAGCAGGCGGCGTTCCTGCGGCTCCTAGTGGCGGTGGTGGTGTAGTTGACTATAATTCATTGAAATAAGGCGCGCCATGGACGTACGTTTGCCGGATGGAACAATCCTAAAAAATGTGCCTGACGGTACAACCAAAGCGCAACTAACCGAAAAATTAGCCGCAAATGGCTATGACATTAGTATGTTAGGCGGCGCTGCCCCTAGCGCGGCTGAAGCAGCGCCTGTAGACCAAGTTAGCCCCCGCCGTCAAATGGTAGAAGCCGAATTGCGTAGCGCAGCAGCGCCTTTTGCGGGCATTAGTAAAGGCGTAGGTAACGTCATGTTTGGCGGCCAACGGCTAGTAGGTAAAGGTTTAAGCGCGTTAGGTGCTACCGAAACAGGTCAATCCTTACAAGAGAACGCTGCACGTCGTCAAGCCGAACAAGAAGCGTTTATTGCGCCCTACAGAGAAGTTGCACCCATTAGAACAGGCGCGGGCGAGTTTACAGGTGAAGTTGTTAGTACGTTGCCTGTTGGCGGTGTAATTGCTAAAGGTGTTAGCAAAATACCAGGCGCAGGTGCTTTAGCTCAATCTATTCGCACAGGCGGCTTTAGTACAGGCGCGCCAACAGCTACTACTTTAGGTGGACGTGCTGCCGACATAGCTACCCGCGCAGCAGGCGGCGCGGTTGTAGGTGGTACATCCGCAGCGTTACTTAATGAAGAAGAAGCGGGTGCAGGTGCAGGGTTCGGCGCTGTTGCACCATTGGTATTACCTACAGTTGGCAGGTATGTGGCGGCTGGCGGCGGTAAAATTATTGACGCTTTTACAGGCAAACTAGCCAATGTTAAGGCAGGTAAAGTTGCCCGTGAAATGGCAGGCGACACAATTAACCAGATCCGCGCTGCTAACAATTTAGCGCCTGTGGACATAAATGCAGCGCAAGCGGCTGCGGGTATTGACAACGACGTATACCAAGCATTTTTAGATTTCTACGCTGGTAAAGATAAGACTTCGTTTCAACGTATTTTAAAAGACACGCAAAAAGCAGGTCAGTTAAATCGTTTAGCGCAATTAGCAGGTGGCCCTAACTTGACCGAAAACATTGAATCAGTCAAACAAGCCAAAAATGTGCTTAACCAATTAATGACGCCAATTCGTGAAGCTGAACTTAACGCGGCTAATATTGCTGGCACTACAGGTCGTCAATTGCAATCAGAAGCAGACCGTTTAGCTGCGGCTGCAACAAATAAAGTACAAGACGTACGCCGCTTTACCGCAGCGCAAGGTCGTGCTGTTAACCCTGCCGCAGAAAATTTAGCTTCAGATCAACAATTAATGAAATTAGCAGGTAGAGCCGACACTGTCGCGTCGCAAGCGGCAGATGAATCACTATTGTTAGGTCAAGCTGCGCGGTTTAAACAAAATCAAGCTGACAGCGTCGCTGCGTATGGACTAAAACCTTTAACCCCTGATTCTGTTTTAAGCCGCGTAAATAGTATTTTAAATAACCCTGCGTTTGCAGGCAACGATGTTATTGAAGGGGCAGTTAAAGCAGTTGCAGACGATATTAATAAATGGACAAAAAACGGAATTGTTGAAGCGGAAGCGTTAGAATCTATCCGTAAAAATTCTGTTAACGCTGCTGTTGAAAAGTTACGCCCAGGATTAGATCAAACATCCAAAAACAACCTAGCGTCTAGCGTTATTGCTCAACTTAAAAATCCTATCATTAACGCTATTGAAGAAGCTGGTGGTACAGGTTATGGTCAATATTTGCGTGATTACGCAGCAAACGCGCAACTGATTGATCGCCGTAAATTAGCGGGTAAAGCCTTAGAGATGTTTAACAAATCACCTGACGAGTTTCAACGATTAGTACAAGGCAATAACCCCGACGCCGTAGAAGCCGTATTTGGTTCTGGCAGCTTTAATATTTTTAAAGAAATGGGCGCAGACATTAAGCCTATGCAACAGATTGCAGATGAGTTAGCGCGTGATGTAGCAATTAAAGGGCAAGCCAAAGCAGGCCGCCTTGCGTTAGGTTTGGAAGATCAGTTTGGCAACCCGTCCGAGTTGATCCCAGGCTTCGTAGGTTACAAAACGGCTATTGCTAAAAAAGTAGCGCAAATATTAACAGGTAAAGTAAACGAAAAAGCGCAGGCGTTGCTTACTGAAGGCGCCCGTTCTGGCAAATCAATGAATGAAATTTTAAATACTTTTCCTGCTCAGGAACGTATTAAGGCGTTTAAAATTATTAACTCTAACCCTGAGTTACAGCGTTTAATTACAACAGGTGCAGCCAGCGTTACGACACCTCCAGTTAACGCTTTAGCTCCCGAACAACAAAATCAGAACGCGCTTGCAAGGTAAATTATGGACTGGCAATACTTATTTAATATGGTAGCGGGCGTAGGGATGCTCGGTGTTGGTTGGTGGTGTCGCCAGATATGGGATTCAGTTCAAAATTTAAAAAAAGATGTCCAAAGTATTGAAGTAGCGCTACCAACAAATTATGTTCGCAAAGTAGATTTAGACGCTAAGTTTGATAAGTTAGAAGCTACTTTGCAACGTATTTTAGATAAATTAGATCAAAAGGCAGATAAAGAATGAACATGATAATGACCATTTTTAAGTCTAAAACGTTGATGTTTGCTTTGGCTTTGGCAATCTTTGGTGTGCTTGAAATGAACCTTAAAGTGTTTGCCCCGCATCTTACGCCTGAGTTTTTTGGCGCGTTTAGCATCCTAATTAGCATGATAGTAGCGGTATTACGCGTTGTAACGACCTTGCCATTAGATAAAAAATGAACCCGCTAATGTACGTCAAGCTAGGCGCTGCCCTTGCAGTAGTGCTTGGCGCGGCTTACGCAGGCTACAGTTACGAACACAATCGGTTTATGGTGTTTAAAAAAGAAGTAGACGTAATTGCAAGAGAACAAGCGCAAAAAGTTATTTCTATTCAAAAACAGCAAGACCTAGTAACTAAGGGGATCGTCAATGAATTTCAAGCTAAGTTGGGTACCGTGCGTGGTTATTATGGGGGGTTGCAGCACACAGCCAGTAGCGGTAAATTGCCCACCCTTTCCAACCCCGCCGGTCGAGCTGATGAAAGCGCCGCCTACTACGAGCTTGCTGGGGCCTGCGCTGAAACAACCGTCCAAACCATAGCCTTACAGCAATGGATTAAAGAACAAGCGGGTATTCAGTGACAGACAATTTTGATACTTGTTTGGCGTTATTGTTGGAGCATGAAGGTGGTTTTGTAAACCATCCACAAGATCCAGGCGGGATGACAAACCTTGGCATAACTGCTAGAGTGTGGGAAGAATGGCTAGGCAGACCTGTGTCTGAGAAAGAGATGCGCGCCTTAATGCCGTTGATGGTTAAGCCACTTTATAAAAGGAAATACTGGGATGCTTGCCGAGCTGATGAGCTTGTATCTGGTGTTGATTATGTTGTTTTCGACGTCGCTGTTAATTCCGGGGCAGGACGCGCTATTAAGATTTTGCAGGATTGCGTTGGGGCTACTGTTGATGGTGGTTTTGGCCCTGCTACTATGGAATTAGTCAAAAAAGCGTCACATGAACCTAATAAGATCATAGACTTATATTGCGCCAAGCGCCTTGAGTTCTTACAATCCCTACGCACTTTTGAAACTTTTGGTAAAGGTTGGAGCCGCCGTGTTGCAGAAGTTAAAGAGAAGGCTCTAAAAATGACTGATTATGGCTAATGCAAATAAACAGAAAGATCAAGAATTTATTGCTCTTTATCGCAAACTAGGTAGCCCTACCTTGGTGGCTAAGGAAATAGGCACAAACCCACGCAGCGTATCAAACAGACGGGCTAGTTTAGAAATTCGATATGGTATCAAATTAGATACGCATAACTCACTGCGTGAACAAAAGAAAGACAAACCAAAGAAAAGAGATTTGGCAGCGCACAATGTCCGCAGAGGCATTGATGTAGATAAGGTTAAGCGCGTCATTGTGTTCTCTGACGCTCACTTCACCGATACTACGACCACGGCATTTAAAGCATTGCTGTTAATGATTGATACCTTTAAGCCGCAGGTCATTATCTGCAATGGCGACGCGTTTGATGGGCAAGTATTGAGCCGTTTCCCAAGTATCAATTACGACCAAAAACCAAATGTATTGCAAGAGCTTAAAGCCTGCCGTTATCACTTAGATGAAATAGCAAAACACCGCCCAGCCGGATGTGAGTTGATATGGACGCTGGGTAATCACGATATGCGTTATGAGTCCTGGTTAGTCAATAAAGTCCCAGAGTATAGCGGCGTAGATGGCTTCAGTCTTAAGTACCATTTTCCTGAATGGAAAACCTGCTGGTCATACTGGATTGGAGAAGATACCGTAGTCAAGCACCGGCATCGTGGTGGTCGCATGGCGGGTTATACCAATTTGCTGGCGGCGGGGAATACAAACATCATTACTGGGCATACGCATGTTCTCGCCATTCAGCCGATTTCAAATTACCAAGGAACCTATTGGGGGATTCAGACCGGATGCCTTGCTGATCCTATGTCACCTAGCTTTGAATATACCGAAGATGGCCCTAAAGACTGGCGTAGCGGGTTTGTAATGTTGTCGTTTGACCAAGGCAGAATGTTGATGCCAGAAATGATTATGGTGACGGACGAACAAGAAGGTGAGTTTGAGTTTAGGGGTTGTATAAATAAAGTATGAGAATAACTCCTGAGGCCGTGCGCCACCTTTACTCCAGCTTAGTAGTAACCTACCCGTTCACCAAGTGGCCTATGCCTTTGCCCGAAGCTGTGGATTTTCAAATTATCCATGACCGAGATTTAATGGGCAGCTATTTGTATTGCGATTCGGATGACTACGAACACACGATTACCATTTCATCAGCTAGGTGCGCGCACTATTCAACTTTGCTAAGTACCCTTTGCCACGAAATGGTACACATGAGTTTTTACCGGCAAAAAGGCGATAAGTGGCTACAACATGGAAAACCTTTTCGGACTAGATGTTTTATGGTTGCCCTTGAGATTGGCTTAGATCCATTAGAGCTTTAAGTGCATGAAATTTCAATAAAAATTCATGCAAACATGTGACATCGTTGTTTAAACTTGTATATACATTGTATATACATTGTGTACACACTTTTTCTTACAAAATCCACCAATCAGTAACTTTTGTGTAATTAAATACACATTTTCTTACATATATAACTTTTATATAACTTTTGTATTACATTAAATACATGTATCTCATTCTATACATTGCGGTGGTAGGAATCTTTAGAATTTTTGAGCATTGATTTAATAAGTTCATCAATAGAAAAAAACCATTGAATCTCTTTCATGCCGTTGTGCCGCATGATCGTAAAGCTCATAGGTTTTCTTGCCCTACAACTTTATATACTTGATTAATTATATTTAGAACGTGCTTGATATCTTCAGGCGTTAACTGGCCC